CACAACGGAGAACGCGGTACAGGTCATATGGGGCACATCACCAATCAACCTCGCAGAGAACCCAAAACAGGCAGTCAACAGACCGGTCATGGTAAGAGACTTTAAGGAGGCCAAAAAGGCTCTGGGGTATAGTGACGATTGGGAAAAGTATACATTGTGCCAGAGCATGTATGCCAATTCGGAGATTTTTACCATATCACCAGTGATATACATTAACGTTCTGGACCCAGAAAAACACTCAAAACAAATTGAAGAACAGACTATAAGGGTGGAAAACCATCAGGCAATCGTGGAGAGCCAGGGAATCCTTGTGGACGAATTAGTTATAACGACGCAGCCCAATACTGCCAGGACGGGAAGTGCAATAACTGGGGAGGCCAAGGCGGTAGAGGCAGGTTCGGAAATTACGATGGGAACGGACTATATCACAAACTTTGATGAAATGGGAAGGCTTGTCATTACTTTGCTTAGTTCGGGGAATGCATTTGAACTGCCGGAAATAACTGTATCAGCAAAGGCAATTGCACCGGAGCTTGTGACAGAGGAGGACTTGATTGGATTTTACGATGTTCAGACCGGGAAAGAGACGGGGCTTGAAATCATTCGGAAGATTCATCCTCAATTAGGGGTGGTGCCGGGGATGCTGCTTGCGCCAGGATGGAGCCATAAGCCTAATGTGGGTACGGCACTACAGGCAAAGTGTGAGGAAATAAGCGGGGTTTTTGCAAGTACGTGCCTCCTTGACCTGGATACGGAAAAGGCTAAGAAATATACTGATTGCCTGACCGTGAAGAGAGATATGGGATTTAACGATGAACATGGAATCTCATTATGGCCCATGCTCCTGGCTGACGGAAGAAAAATATACTACTCAGCAGTATACGGGGCAATGGCGGGATACTATACGGCATTGAATCAGGATGTGCCATACATATATCCGTCAAACAAAGGGCTAAATGTGGACGGAGCAGTCCTTAAGGACGGGACAGAGGTATACCTTGACCAGGACCAGGCCGGAGCTGTCAATGGGGATGGGGTTGTGACTGTACTGCATGATGATGGAGAATGGAAAGCCCTTGGTAACAATACAGCAGCATACCCGGATAACACGGATCCAAAGGACCGGTGGATAGGGTGCCGCAGGATGTTTGATTTTGTAAACAACAGATTTGCACTGGATTACCGGAAAAAATTGGATTCAAACATGAACAAAAGACAGGTCGATGATATTATTAACTCGTTTAACGTATGGGCTAATAGTTTGGTATCTGCTGGTATGTGTGCAGGGCTTAACATTGAATACAGAAGTGACGAGAACAGCATAGAAGATGTATTGGAGGGACACATGCGCACTAGGACACATTTGGCGCCATTCACGCCAATGGAATACATTGAAAATGTAATGGAGTTTGATATATCGGCACTTAAAAATGTCATGACAGAGGAGGGATAAAATGTTTAAGACACATCTGGTCAATAGATTTAAGGTTTACAGGGGAGGAAAACAGCTTATCGGAATAGCTGGAGAACTGAACCTACCTAAAATTACGAACCTTGTGGAGAGCTTGGAAGGTGCCGGGGTAGGTGGAAAGATGGATGTTTCAGTCATTGGAATGATTGAAAATATGGAACTGGAATTGACATTTGACACAGTATGCGGGGATTTGTTTTCAGTCATAGACCCAACAGAATCAGAAAATATAACAATTAACGGGGCATTACAGGGGATGGACAGCGGAACAAGGAAAGCTGGATTTGTGGATTTGAGCGTAATAGTAGCGGGACAGACTAAAGAATTTAATCCAGGAACAGTAAAAGCCGGGGGAAAGATGGGAAGCAGCGTGACGATGACACTGGATTATTACAAGCTGATATTGGATGGAAAGACGATGGTCGAGATTGACAGAATGGGGGACGTTTACACTATCAACGGTAAAGATGTCCTTAAGGAAGTCAGGGACATGTGTTAATCATAGGAGGAAAGCAGGATGGGTGATAAGACTCAAAATGAAACAAAAAAGGAAAGCTCAGAAGCAAAAAAAGATTGGAAAATAATCACGCTAAAGAAGCCGGTTGAATACCAGGGAATGGAAGTGAAGGAGATTGACCTTGGAAAACTGGAGGACCTTAC